AACGTGGGGGACATCGCACATTCGCGGGATCGCAACAGACGACACCACAATTGTGATAGTGGGAGCGTCTGGAAAAATAGCCACCAGCACCGATGGTACGAGCTTCACTTCGCGCACTTCAAACATGAGCGTGACTTTAAATAACGTGGCGTGCGACGTCATCGGCGCAGGCATGCGCTAAACAATGAAATGAAAACAGATCGGTGGGACTAATTACAATATGAACGGCATGCCAACCGGCCTCACCGGCTCGCTCGGAGATACGCGGACACTATTTGCAGACACTGATATTTGGATAATTCTATCGTCGCACACCACTCTGGTATAAATAAAAGGATTTTCTATTCAAATAATACTATTTATTTGTGAATTGCTGAAATACTAGGAGTCAATTTATGTCCAACATGCTCAAAGAAGCCATTGTCGACGCAAAAGCGTTACGCGAAAGCGCGTTAAAGAATGCAGAAACTATTGTTATAGACAAATATTCCGATGAGGTTCGCAAAACTTTGGATCATATTTTAGAGCAGGACGATATGGCCCTTGATATGGGCGGAGAGATGGACGCTCCCCCCGAAGATCCCGCGATGGATCCGATGGCCGGCGAGATGGATATGGACATGCCCCCAGAAGAGCCGATGATGGACGAAGAAGAGCCGGCCGAAGCCGAAGAAGTTGTCGAGAATGAAGACGATCTTCCACTAGCCGCCACCGATGGCCTGGCCAACGCCAAAGGCAAAAACCTACAGGATTTTCCTGCTACCGGCAAGGACGTCGAAGTGTCAATCGATCTAGGTGCCCTCCAAGAAGCACTTCAAGAGCTTCAAGATAGCGAAGAAGTTGAAGTTAATCTCGGAGAAGAACTTGAAGAGGCCACCGATGCCGCCGCCGGCGCCGCAGAAGCGGACGCTCTCCAGATGCAGAATCTTGAAGGTGGCGAGGAAGAGGAAGAGGAAGAGGAAGGAGGGGTCAATGCGGCCACAATGTCCTCCACCAACGAAAATCTCGACTCCCTCGTAGATGCCATCGCAGAAAAACTTACAGTTGATTTGGGGGCCGAATTGTCCGGCTGGGCCGGCCGCCCTACGTCACAACTTAAGCATGAGCAAGAAAGAGAACTTGCGGGAATGCAGGATGATGACGTAAAAGAAGAATTAGAAGCTTTAACAAAGGCTCAAGAAAAGATTGTTGCAGAAAATAACAATCTTAAAGAGCAAAACAACCAATATAGGCAAGCCGTTGAAGAGTTGCGAGAAGGTTTACAAGATGTAAACCTTTCCAATGCTCGCTTGCTTTATACGAACCGCGTATTGCGAAATACCTCCCTAAATGAGCGACAAAAAACAAAAATTGTCGAAGCTATTTCCAATGCTGGTTCTGTAATAGAGGCACGAACTATTTTCGACACGCTTCAAAGCACAGTGGAGGCCGCTCCAAGGAAAAGCCCACAATCACTGAGCGAGGCCATCGGACGTAATCGGGCATCTGTTATTCGTGCGACTCGTCATGAGTCCACGGCTTCCGATCCATTCCAAGATCGGATGAAAAAACTAGCTGGAATAAAATAATAAACAAATAATCATTATATTATAGGAGGTGATTTAAAATGTCTAGTATTGTTGATAGATTGACAGAAGGTGTTGTCAATCGCGACATGCGTGCTGAGGGCTCGGCTCTTCTTTCCAAGTGGGAGAGAACCGGTCTTCTTGAGGGACTCAATAAAGAGTCTACTCGCAGTTCAATGGCGCGCCTGCTTGAAAACCAAGCAAAAGAACTACTCCGCGAAAGCTCCACCATGGCCGGTGGGGATGTCGAAGGCTTTGCAGCCGTCGCGTTCCCTATTGTCCGCCGTGTTTTCGCAGGCTTGATTGCTAACGATCTTGTTAGTGTCCAGCCGATGAGTCTACCTAGTGGTCTCATTTTCTTCCTCGACTTCACAGTTTCAACTGATGGAGCAGGGGTTCCCCGTTTGGGTTATGGTACCATGGGCACCAAATCGGAAGCAGGTGTCGAGCGTTCACTGTATGGTGGCGCCAGAGTCGGTTCCGAGATTACCGGTGGTGTGAGAATCACTGGTTCCTTCGCGGAACTTGGCCCCTACAACATGAACAACGGTTATGCGTCCCCGACTGGCTCAGTCAGCGTGACGGTTACCCACCTTACTGCAAGTAAGTATAGTTCATCTGTTGGTTCCACAATCTGTGATCTCGTTCAATGGGATCCTGAGATTCCCGATGGTGCCGCAATTGCAATCGGTACATTCCCGCTGGCAACGTTGACTAACCTCAACACGCGCAACTTGGTTGGAATTACCATTAGCTCATCTGCAGGTCAGGCTCGTACTCAGTGCGAAACCGGCCACGACTTCGGAGGGATTCAGTTGCGTCGTCTTACGCGCCTTAGTGGCGCCAGTACGACTACTGGTCTTCTCGTTGCTGTTGACTACGGCACCGGAGTTTCTGCTGCCAACCTCGCTCGGAGCTTGACCGGTTCTCAGACCGTTAAGTATCCCCAGACTGATGACTTTGTCACTGGTGGTGCTCTTGGTTCTGTGGTCGGTGACGATCCATGGGGCTTGGAAGGGAACGAGAAGATCCCCGAGATCGACATCAAGGTTGATTCCGTGGCAGTCACAGCGATTACCAAGAAGCTCAAGGCTAAGTGGACACCGGAGTTGGGTCAAGACCTCAACGCCTACCACAACCTTGATGCCGAGGTTGAGCTGACCAGTATCCTCTCTGAGCAGATTGCTCTTGAGATTGATCGCGAGATTCTTGAGGATCTTGTTAAGGGCGCTACGGCTGAGACCATGTATTGGTCCCGCTCACCGGGTCTTTTCGTGAACCGTACAACTGGTGCTGAAATTGGCGCTAGCTCTGCGGCTCCGGACTTCACCGGTACCGTGTCGGAATGGTATGAGACTCTTGTCGAGACCATTAACGATGTGTCAGCCCAGATCCACCGTAAGACTCTGCGTGGTGGCGCTAATTTCGTTGTCTGCGGACCCGAAATTGCCAACGTGCTTGAGTTCACTGCTGGATTCCGTGCTTCCGTCACTGGTGACGATGAGCGTGGCTCCATTGGTGCGGTTAAGGTCGGCTCGCTGACCAAGAAGTTCGATGTGTACGTTGATCCGTACTTCTATCGTAACGTTATCTTGGTTGGTCGTCGCGGATCCTCTTTCCTTGAAAGCGGATATGTGTATGCACCGTATGTGCCGCTACAAACTACACCCACAATCTTCGGACCGGAAGATTTCGTGCCCCGTAAGGGAGTCATGACGCGTTATGCGAAGAAGATGGTCCGTCCTGATATGTATGGTCTAGTTATCGTACGTGGTCTGAATGGTGAAGCAGGCGCTACTTCCTAATAGATAAACATTTGTTACATATTAGGTAAAAAGCACGGCTAAACGTGACACAGAAAGCCCCCGCCTTGAAAAAGGCGGGGGTCTTCTTTATGTGGAAAACTATTTATAGGCGAGGCAGGAGTGTATCTTTTGTCTCACCTAAATTATAAACACATAAATGGAGGGTTTTAAATATGGGATCAAAAAGAGTAGGCTTGGCAAGAACCCAAGCACTAATTCAAAACTTAAAAAGAGAGCTAAGCATGGCTGGCTCAACGATGAAAGGCACTAGACGGCCAGTTTCGGCGCTGACCGATGCCGCGGCAGCAACAGCAAATCGAACAGCACTGACGGTTGCTGAGTCAGGAACTATCTTTACAGTACCTGAACTAACAGTTGGGACGCAGACAATCACGCTCCCGGCACTAGCAACTGCTGTTGTAGGGACCACATACACATTTGTTATGATCGACACTGCCGACCAGATATTCAATGTACTCGGAGCAGATTCTGATAAGATCTTGGCTGTTAAACCCAAGGGGGACGGCGACAATACCGCTATTTCCCAGGGGTACGATTTAATTGGATTTAAGGCCGCAGCGGTCTTAGGATCATCGTTTACAGTCACGTGTATATCTACCACTGCTGCTGTTGGATGGTTAGCCACTGATGTGATTGATGGTCTCGCGGCCAACACAGGAAGCATAAACCTAGCTTAATCATCTTGTCAACTAATTTATAAATATAATTACAAGACAAAACCTAAACCTCACCCTTTGCGGGGTGGGGTTTTTCTTTTGGAGACCAAACCTTAAAAACGTCGATTTGCCAATTTTTTTTTGCTTACAATTTTTGAGATTTTCGTTTCTGAGATTTTAAACTATTTACTATACACACAAGGAGCACCTATTATGGGCAAAAAACGTAGAATCAGAGCTTCCGCTAAATTTAACGGAAAACACTC